TATCAAACCGTGGATGGTTTACCTGAACAGGTTACCCAAAGAAACGCAGGGTTTGTTTGTCAACGGCGTACGCGTTAAGGACTACAGTAAGCGTGACATAGTGGTCAACACCAAGGAATACCAAGAGTGGTGTCTTGCAAACAACTACGCAATTAGCGTTTAACAACTAACAGGAGTAGGCAAACATGTTAGCAATAAATTTACAACTGACAGCGGAGCAACGCGTACAGCGTGAGACTATCGCAATAATGAACAGCCGGAGGTATATCGCATTAGCCGGTGTTCTCATCATGGGTAAGAGTGAGGTATCGGACGACATACCAACTGCATGTACCAACGGACGTGACGTTAAGTATGGTAGGAAGTTTGTGGATAGTCTTACCGATGCCGAACTCAGAGGGATAATACTCCACGAGTGTAAGCACAAGTTATACAGACACCTTACTACGTGGCGTAACTTATGGGAGATAGATGCGCAGTGCGCGAACATGGCGTGTGACTACGTTATCAATCTGGAGATTATTGACGAGAATCCAGACGGGTTTGCTGTACTACCCCACGGTGCGTTGATTGACAAACGGTTCAAAGGTAAGAACTCTCAGGACGTGTTCAACATAATATATGAGGAACAAGGTGGCGAAGGTGGTTCTGGTAGTGGTGGCAGTGGGGGTTCCATTGACGAACACGATTGGGAGAGCGCACAGGAAATGTCCGAAGCCGAGAAACGTGAACTTGAACAGGACATTGACTCTGCCATACGACAGGGTGCGTTGACTGCCGGTAAGATGGGTGCAGACGTGCCGAGAGGTATGAAGGAATTACTACAACCACAGGTAGATTGGCGTGAGATACTGCGTGAGTTTCTTACATCAACGTGTATGGGTAAAGACTACAGCACATACAACAGACCCAACCGTAGGTACATGTCTCACGGTGTGTACATGCCAAGCACAATAAGCGAACAGGTAGGTGAACTTGTTATTGCAGTAGATACGAGTGGTAGTGTTGGTGATAGGCAACTTAGTGCGTTTCTTACCGAGGTCAAATCTATCTGTGATGTGGTCAAACCATCCGGTGTACGACTGCTGTACTGGGGGCATGAGGTAGTAGGTGACGAACAGTATGGTGGTACACACAGACCAATAGACGAACTTGTTAGGTCAACTAAACCACAAGGTGGTGGCGGTACTGATGTGAACTGTGTGTGCAATTACATACGTGAAAAGAACATCAAAGCCGAAGCCGTTGTGGTATTGACTGATGGGTACTTAGGTGGTGACTGGGGTACGTGGTCTATGCCATTGCTCTGGTGCATTCTTGATAACAAAGACGCGAATCCAACTGTAGGCAAACGCGTTGACATAAACATATAAGGAGACAAATCATGCGCTTTAATACTAAACCAACCCGTGACGACTTAATTAAATATGCCTTACCAAGCCGAGAGATATTCCTTGGGCACATACCAGACCATGACGAACTAATAAAAGCGTTAGATAAAAAGTATAGGAATCGGTTTAAGTATTATGATTTAGGTGACCACGTAGGAATAACCCACAAAAATTCAGACTATCTTATATGCAGAGTTTGCTACACGACTAAAGAATCGAAACGGCAGTACGTAATAAAATCATTCCGTATTGATTGTGACCGTGCAAAGTATCATATGGGTAGAGACAGTTACCACACCGTGAGTACAACAAACTTAGGAAAAGCGGCTAATACAATAAGCAGACTTGCGCCCATAACAGATACCGAGTTAGTCGGCATTTCAATTAAAAATGTAGAACGTTGTGCAAGACCTAAGTTAGTACGCAACCAAACCAATTTTTCAAAATGCAGGGATAATTTTACGGATGAAATTTGCGGTAGTAACTGGGGGGATGAGAAAAAAGACAAACGCAATATTCTATTTGAGTTTATTGAACAGACAATAAATGCTATGGATGGTAAGTATGTGGTTACATTGTCGGAAGGTAATTCTATCGTACAAAAATACAGAGAGTGTGTAAAAACAGCAAACGAACTAGCAAATACAATAAACGACTTAGGTAAACGTGTTATCTTACATGTAGCACAACTTAAAGATAAGTTATATCTAGGGTATTCAAAAGGGGTAGGCACGTGGGAAACGGAGGCATGGTTTGTGCAAGTACCGAGTATCGAAGCATTACCGCAAGCAGTACAGAGGCACATACACACAGTGAACATAGTGGAGGGGCACGATTGTGACGCAGGTTTTATGGCATCACAAGCCAATGACTTACTGACCGACACGCATTACGCGTTGTTTATAAGTGAGGATGAGGTGGAGGATGTAGTACAGAAGTTAATCAACCAAGGAACAAAGTATGACCATGACGCGTGACGAACCTTATTACAGAGTAGAGTTTACGAACGGGTACGCAAGAGTAGACCAATTTGAAATAACAGGAGATATGCCGAATGTAGATAGGTACTACGAAGTAAATGACTTACCGATGTGGATACAAAAACGTATCGCTGTACTATCGAGTATGTCACCAGAACCTCCAACCGATGTAGTAACTGGTATCGGTAGGCGCATTGACAACAACGTGTATTGGGTATTTTGCCCAGAGGAGGACGCTTTGTGACAACCCCTGAGAAAAAAGTAAAGGAAAAAGTAGTAAAATACTTGAAAGAATACGGAAAGGACATATACTATTTCTTTCCGGCAACCGGTGGTTATGGACGTAGTGGTGTGCCGGACATAGTAGGCTGTTATAAAGGTATGTTCTTTGCGATTGAATGTAAGGCAGGGAGCAACACCACAACTAAACTGCAAGACTTTGAAATTAAAAAAATAAACGAATCCGGCGGTGTCGCTTGGGTAGTTAATGAGTCCAATGTAGACAGCGTAAAAGTAGCATTAGAAAGTCTACTAGCCCGTCCTAGGCGGGGTGCATAGTCGCACATAACCTAGGCGGTCCCAGCCGGAGGTGGGCTGTCATGTAAAAACACCGGCTGTATGTGACGGAACGTGACGTAATCTCATGCGAGTTATTGTCCTCCTATCCGGGTGCATACCGGGGAAGCCACGCTACGGCTAGTCCTTGTGGGGGTGGCTCTCTCGCCTACTCCCGCTACCCCCACAAGGCAAACATAATATATAAACAAGTACGGAGAATGATGATGAAAAGCAAACCACACGGTGTTCGTGCCCCAGAACCCGACTTCAAAGAAAGAACAATAGTAACAATAACCCCAACAACCTACAGTAGCCGTAGTTTTATGGAGCCGACTGCTACTTACAAGAAACGTATTAAGGAGATGAAACGTGAAAAAAGATAACATCGTTCAGTTTAAGAAAGCCGTTGAGGGAAAAGGAAACGAAACTACCGGAGATTTGTTTGAAGTGATTGCTAATGCGCTGGATTCAGCCCTAGACGATAAGGATATTCTTTTGGTTGATGTGATGGAACATCTGGCGATTATTACTGCAATTATGGCGAAGCAGGTAGGCATTTCTGCCACGACACTCATGGTCTGCTTTGCAAAGACCGTTGAGCATATTTATGAAGAGGAGTAACTATGGGAACTGTACATATCAGCGTACGCATAAGCAAAGAAGCAGATAGGTTCTACGCCAGTACGCCAAATAAATCTGAGTACATACGCAGAGTACTACAGGAGCACTACGAAGAAGCCCAGCAAGAGATACGTTATGCACTGGATAACCCTGAGTACCTGCGTGAACGCTTTGAAGAAGTGAAAAAAAGGCTCACCCCGCAGGAGAATGAACATGCGTGACCCAGTAGATATAGCAGAACAGCAACGTGATTACGATGAGACTTACGGCACTCCGGAGCAGAGGCTAGAGGACTGGTTTGAGCACGAACTCAATGAAGGAGACAAGAAGTATGGAGAAGAAACAACTTATAGCAGTAGCAAATGAACTTACAACTAGCGACCTTGCTACGCTAATAGAGTTAAACAAGTCTAAGATTCTAGTGTTATATGATTGCGGTGGTTTTGGTATAACGGAAGAAGTATTAAATGTAAGCATGAACGGTACGTGCATACAATTAAGTGCAATAGGTTCAACAGGAGATGAAGAAGATGAAGAAGATTAAGAAGATGAATGAAGAATATCCAATACATACAAACATACCTTTACCCGAAAAGGCAACGGGGCAGTCAGGTAGATGGAAAAGCAAAGCCCTGAAGATGCAGTCCGGTGATTGCGTCTTTGTACCGACCATGACGAACGCTAATTCTCTTGCAAACGCATTGAAAACTCATGGGTTTACTAAGGTAGCAATACGTAAACAAGGTGACGGAACTTATGGCGTGTGGGGGTTTTTAGATGTTGACGATTTGTGACCCAGAAACGTATCTACAATACATAAAAGATGACCCAGTGCGGCCACATTTATTTGAGAATGACATAACGCGTTTTGAAAATAACTTCTATGTGTTTGCGGATATAGACATTAACGAGGATACAGGACAGCGTGTAGTAAACGCTGTCTTGTGTGCTGTAATCAGTCCGTTTGTATTACAGTCTGAAGAACTCCTGCGTGATATAAGTGATAGCCAAGAACAAACGACAGAGATGCATAAGCAACTGATGAAAGCGGTGGGTGATGATAAGTTAGCTACGATATTTACGCCGTATAGTTTGTGGTCATACAAGAAAGGCTCTGGTAAAAGACTTATAAACGAGTTACTAGACTTCATACCATTGAACTTCCCACACGTCACGCATGTTATTACAATGTCTCCCCCCACAAGAATGGCGATGGAGTTTCACACCAACAACGGGGCTATACTACTTAGCCCGAATGTAGAAACTATTAACTACGAGTACCCATTAGATAATGTCACATTTCACTGATGTTAAGTACGCACTATTAGAAGTAATAAACCCAAATGACTGACTCAATGAAAGTAATACCCTGCAACTGTGGTGGGGAAAGAACCGAGGTAATCAACGCCGAGCAAAACCTACGGGTTGGGTGGTACTGTAGTAATTGCAGAGGCTTCACCAAAGCGATAGGACGAGAACGAACTTGGAGGCCATGCCATGCTAGAAGCGATAATGTGCCTGACGATGGCGGTGTACTTCGAGGCGAGGGGGGAACCCCCGCTGGGGCAGATGGCAGTAGCCCACGTAGTAATGAACCGCGTAGAAAGCGATAGCTACCCCGATTCCGTATGTGCGGTAGTTAAACAGGGGCGGTACTGGAAACACGTTCCTCTAAGGCATCAGTGCCAGTTTAGTTTCTGGTGTGATGGTAAACCCGAAGTAGTGGCGAACCATGAGGCGTGGGGCAACGCGTTTATATACGCAAGCATAGTGTACATGGGCTGGTTTTCAGACCCGACTAACGGCGCAACACACTACCACACAACGTGGGTAAATCCGGCATGGAGTTTACCGATGAACATAACAACACAAGTAAACAACCATGTTTTTTACAGGCAATAAAAAACCCCAACCGAAGCTGGGGTTTTTAGTCAGAACATCTGGAGACAGAAATCCTGGTTCCTCAAAACAAAATATATTACTTACTAGCGGAGATGTCAACAGTAAAATGTAAAAGGAGAATGACATGAGAGTACTGTTTAGATTTAAACCTGAAGGCGATAAAGCATGGGTAGGATTTGTTGAAGGGCGTACATGGGACGATATATTCCACAACATAGACGAGTTTGGTGACCCCTTTTCTGTTGATGTAATTAAACTACCCGCAGACCGAACTATGAGTTTTTGTGTGCCTTATATACATTACGCTGACGCTACAGAAGAGGGGGGATGGGATACTGACCCAGACGACGAAGTAGAAGTCGGTGATTGGTTTCGTGAGTACCCTGTGGACAGCCCAGAGTGGGAAAGAGATTGTGACGCATGGGGAAAGTATTTAATTACAAAGGTTTACGTATGAATTTAATAACAATAGATTTTGAAACGTACTACGATAAAGATTTTAGTTTGTCGAAGATAACAACAGAGGAATACATACGTAGTCCTAGGTTTGAAGTAATAGGTGTTGGTGTAAAACTAAACGATGGAGAATCTATATGGCTCAGTGGAGACTTCAATGCTATCAAAACTTATTTACATAATAACTACGATTGGGCGGAGTCTGCGGTACTGGCTCATAACACTATGTTCGATGGTGCTATTCTCAGTTGGCTTTTTGGCATACGTCCTAAGTTATGGCTTGATACTATGTGTATGGCTAGGGGGACGCATGGTGTCGAAGTGTCTGCATCTCTGCGTAAAGTTAGCGAGATATATGGGGTGGGTGAAAAAGGCAACGAGGTAATAAATGCGTTGGGGAAACGCCGTGCCGATTTCTCCCCCGAAGAACTTGCCCGATACGGTGACTACTGTGTCAACGATGTCGAACTTACTCACCGATTGTTCAACATATTTATGAACAACGGATTCCCAATGAAAGAAGTCAAAGTCATAGATATGACGTTGAAGATGTACACTAATCCGCAGCTTGAGCTTGACTTAATTAAATTAAACGAACACCTCTATACACTTAAATCCGCAAAAGACCGACTGCTGGAAGAATGTCATATTACGAAAGACGAACTTATGTCTAACCCTAAGTTTGCCGAAGCCCTCCGCGCACTGGGGGTAGAACCCCCGACCAAAGTATCATTGCGCACTGGTAAGGAAACGTACGCCCTAGCCAAGAATGACGAAGCGTTCAAGGAACTACAAGAGCACGAGAACCCGAAAGTACAGGCTTTAGTCGCGGCTCGCATAGGATTAAAAAGTACACTTGAGGAAACGCGTACTGAAAGATTTATAGACATAGCTATTCGTGGCAAACTACCTGTGCCTATCCGTTACTACGCGGCTCATACCGGACGGTGGGGTGGTGCGGACAAGGTGAATCTACAGAACTTACCCTCCCGTGGTGAGAACGCGAAGGTACTCAAATCCTGCATAGTCGCGCCCGAAGGATATACTTTAATTGAATCAGACTCAGCGCAGATTGAAGCGCGTGTCCTAGCGTGGTTAGCCGAGCAGAACAACCTAGTGAAGTCGTTTGAGAAAGGCGAAGATGTGTATAAGAAGATGGCTTCTATTATATACAACAAGAAAGAGGAACTTGTTACCGACAGCGAACGCTTCATTGGTAAGACTACTATACTAGGTGCAGGATACGGTATGGGTGCGGCACGATTCCGCGACCAGCTAAAGACGTTTGGTGTAGATGTGGACGAAGAAGAATGTCGCCGTATCATCCGAGTGTACCGCGAGGCCAACGGTCAGATTACTCAGTTATGGCGTGATGCACAGGCTTCTCTTGTCGGTATGGATATGGGCGAAAGTTTAGCGTTCGGCAGGCCGGGCGTGTTAAAGGTGTTACACGAACATGTTGCTATAAAGTTACCATCTGGCCTACTCATGCGGTACGAGGACTTAAAAGGGGAGGAAGAAGAAAAGGGACTTCAGTTTACTTACAAGACCCGTCTAGGCCGAGTGAAAATATATGGTGGCAAGGTTATAGAGAATGTGTGCCAAGCCATAGCACGTTGCGTGATGGCAGAGCAGATGTTGCGTATATCTAAAAGATACCCTATAGCACTTACAGTACATGATTCTGTGGTATGCTGTGTCAATGACTCCGAGGTTGACGAAGCCGCAAGCTACGTTAGCGAGTGCATGGCGTACGTACCGGAATGGGCTAAAGGACTCCCCGTTCGTGGTGACGTGGAAGTTGGTAAGGACTACGGGAATTGTAAGAAATGGGTACCACGACAAAACCAGCTTGGTCTTTCAGTAGTATAAAGACGTTTGACCAATGCCCGAAAAAATACTACCACTTAAAAGTTGCGAAAGATTACGAAGAAAATTTTGAAACCGAAGCGATACTTTATGGAAACGAGTTTCACAAAGCCGCCGAAGAATATGTCAAAGGCGTCGTTGATAGCTTAGACCCACGCTTTGAGTATGCCGAGGGCGCATTGAACCGGCTCAAAGGCATGAAAGGTGAGAAACTGTGTGAACACAAAATGGGGCTTACAGCTAACCTCGACCCATGCGGTTTCTTTGATAGTAATGTTTGGTTTAGGGGTGTAGTTGACTTAGCCATACTGGACAGAGAATCCGGTATAGCTAGGGTGATTGACTACAAGACCGGCAAGTCTGCGAAGTATGCAGACAAGGGACAGCTTGAACTTATGGCGTTGGCTATATTCAAACACTTCCCAGAAATACACACAGTAAAAGGCGGCCTATTGTTTGTCGTCTGTAACGCGTTTATAAAAGAAACATACGAAGTACAACAAGAACCGGCACTTTGGCAGAAATGGCTAATGGAGTACGGCAAGATGGAGAAATCCTACGAGAATGATGTATGGAATCCACGCCCCACGGGGCTTTGCCGCGCTCATTGCATTGTGTTGGAGTGCCCACATAACGGGAGACGATAATGCCGTACAAAAACAAACCCAGACCGTACAAAAAAGAATACCAACAGCAGAAAGAACGTGGTGAACATCCAGACCGCATGGAACGCCAACGTGCTAGACGCGCTATAGATAAGGATGGCGTAGACCGGAACAAAAACGGTAAAGCTGACAAACGCGAAGGCAAGGATGTGTCACACAAGAAAGCATTGAGCAACGGCGGTAAGAACGCTGACGGTGTAAAGATACAAAGCAAGTCCAGTAACCGTTCTTTCCGTAGAGATTCGCAAGGCAAATTAGTTTCAGAAACTAGCAAACGCGAACGTAGTAAAAAGAAGAAATCCTAGCCAAAAGGAAGAATGATGAAAGTAGTAGACAACAGGGGGTTGCTCCTGCGGGTTCGTGACCCTCAAAAAATAACAATGGCTATACCCAACAGTAAGTATTTAGGTGACAACAGTGTTCTAGTTAAGTGGGGTATAGACGAGTCCCGCGTTCTAAACAACCTGAATATACGCAACGTACCGTCGCCAATACTGGGTAAATATGCTTGGCCCGGAAGGTACGCACCGTTCGACCATCAAAGAACAACCGCGTCTTTCCTTACTATGAATTCACGGGCTTTCTGTTTCAACGAGCAGGGAACTGGGAAAACGGGTTCTGCTATCTGGGCATCTGACTTCTTGCTTAACGAGGGTAAGATTAACCGAGTCCTGATTATCTGCCCGTTATCTATTATGGATTCCGCATGGAGGGCTGACCTGTTTAACTTTGCCATGCACCGTACCGTAGACATAGCGTATGGTTCACGGACTAAACGCCAAGAGATAATAAACGGAAGTGCAGAATACGTAATCATAAACTACGATGGTGTGGAGATAGTAAAGGACGAGATAGCAAACGGCGGGTTCGACCTTATCATTGTTGACGAAGCTACCCACTATAAAAACGCGCAATCGAAACGCTGGAAGATACTTAATTATATTCTCAATACAAACCCCAACATCTGGCTCTGGATGATGACCGGTACACCGGCGGCTCAATCCCCCGTAGACGCGTACGGGTTAGCCAAACTTGTAAACCCCAAAGCTGTACCTAGATTTTTCGGGGCGTTCCGAGAGATGGTGATGTACAAGGTTACCCAATTCAAATGGGTGCCGAAACCAACCGCCATAGAAGTTGTGTTTAATGCGCTACAGCCAGCGATACGTTTTACCAAGGAGCAATGCCTCGACCTACCGGAAATGACCTATGCCAAGCGTGAGGTAGAACTTACCACCCAGCAAAAGAAATACTACAACGAGTTAAAGAAAGAGATGATTTCCGTAGCTGCGGGAGAACAGATAACGGCAGCTAACGCTGCTGTTGTTATGAACAAGTTGCTACAAATATCTTGCGGTGCCGTCTACACCGACACTGGAGAGACAGTGGAGTTTGACATCAAGAACCGCTACAAGGTACTGCGGGAAGTCATAGACGAGTCCAGCCAGAAGATTCTTATTTTTGTGCCGTTCAAGCATGTCATTGATTTACTTAAAGAAAAATTAACTAGAGATGGGATCACGAGTGATTTGATTCGTGGGGATGTGTCTGCACAAAAACGTACCGAGATATTCAAACGATTCCAAGAAGAACAAGACCCACGAGTCCTGATTATCCAACCACAAGCGGCGGCTCATGGGGTAACACTAACAGCGGCGAATACGATTGTATGGTGGGGGCCGGTATCCTCACTAGAGACTTACGCACAAGCGAATGCACGCGTTCACAGGTCAGGTCAGAAGCACCCCTGTACCGTGGTGCAATTACAAGGTTCCGGCGTTGAGAAGCGAATCTATAGCCTTCTGGACGACAGAATAGATGTACATACAAAAATGATAGATTTATATAACGATGTACTTGAATTATAAATAATACTCCACTATATTACACAAAACATAATAAGCCCGGAGGATGATGAAATGTCTGATGTAAAAGCAGACCTTAACCGCATTGTCGCTGTATACTTAAAAATACGTGACAAAAAAGCACAGTTGACCAACGAGTTAAATGCTAAGTTGGCCGAACTAGATACTAAACTCAAGGTAGTAAACGACGCGTTACTAGCACATTGCAAAGAAAACAATGTGGAATCAGTGCGCACCGAACATGGTACCTTTTATCGCTCTACCAAAACTAAATACTGGACGGGCGATTGGGAGGCTATGGGTAAGTTTATTATCGAACATGACGCGGTAGACCTAATGGAGAAACGTATCCATCAAGGTAATATGCGTCTGTTCCTTGAGGAAAACCCAGATTTGCTACCGCCCGGATTGAATGTCGATAGCGAATACACCGTAACCGTAAGGAGAAAAAAATGAGCGACACCTATGTCCCGATAGACGAACTAGCCAAGTATCTATCGGTAAAGGTAAGTACCGTGCGCACTTGGGTGCAGAAAGGCTACATAGCCAAGACTGGCTATATCAAGGTTGGCAGTACCTACCGTTTTAATATCCCTAGTGTAGTTGCGGGATTAAAGCAAGAACCCGTACCACAGGAAGAAGTGCCAACACACATAAACGATATTGTTCAGTCCTTTGAGGAAGAACTTTTTGAATCCGAGGACGAGGGTATCACAGAACAATTAGAACTAGATTTTAACGAGGACGAAGATATATGAGTACGCAAATCACTCTGTTCGAAAACATGCCGGATGACTATAAGGAGTTGCTGGCGCAGTTAGAACCGGAAAACGTAGCAACCTCTGGTGGTATGCGCCGTTTGAGTATCCGTGGTGGTGTCTTTCGTAAGGTGGTAAACGGTAACGAAATAGCTGAGTTGGAAGAACGTAGCCTCAAAGCTGTTATTGTAAAAACCTCACCTATATCAAGGACTTACTACGAAGGACAGTACGTGGCGGGACAGAACAATCCCCCTAAATGCTGGTCTGCTGATACTACTAAAGGCGCACCGTCTGAGGACGTATTGGTTACTGACAGGCAGTCTGCCTCCTGTTTCGATTGCAAGCAGAATATCAAGGGTTCCGGGCAGGGTGAAAGCCGTGCGTGTAGGTTCCAACAGCGTATTGCGGTACTTCTGGCTGACCAAGATGGCGTGATACGTAGCAACGAAATCTACCTACTTATCCTCCCCGCTACCAGCGTGTTCGGTGATGACAAGAAGAAGATGGGGCTACAAAGCTACGCTAAACTGCTCAATACTCAAAACGCTTATTTAGCATCCATAGTTACAGAAATACGTTTTGATACTGATAGTAGTACGCCTAAGCTATTGTTCAAGCCTGAGCGTGTGGTGTCCAAGGAAGAACTAGGGCTAGTGGTAAACGCACAAAAAGACCCGGATGTACAGAAGTTAGTCACGATGTCAGTAAAACCTAAAGAAGATACTGGCACAAAGCAGTTGACTAATGATACAGTCTCCCCCCTACCCCCGGCGGTTGAGGAGTCTGCTGGGGCGGAAGTTCAAGCAGACGAAATTGTTGCGGAACCTACCGTGAAGAAATCTAAGAAAAAGACGGAAACCCCGCCGGAACAAGTTGATCTTGCTAATTTGTTAGACGAGTTTGATGATTAACACCACTGCAACGGGCACCCTAGTGGTGCCCGTGTTTCTCTTTTGTATGGTCAAAATATGGATGCAAAACAATTCTTTAATTCGGTGTTAAGTCCGAAGGGATTATATTGCGTAGTAGGTATTAAAGATAAAACAATTAAACATCAGAAATTTTACGAATCTATTGATGATATAGCCGAGATTGCTACTAACCTAGACAGCAACGGGCACGATACCTATTTCGCACTAAGCACGTTCCAAGAAGGCACAACACGCAAAGCTGATAACGTACTAGAAATACGTGCGTTATTTCTTGATTTAGATTGTGGTGAAGGTAAACCGTACGCCACACAGACCGAGGCGTTAAAAGCCCTACTAGCTTTTTGCCGTAACTTTAATTTACCCAACCCAACCAGTATGGTGAACTCCGGGCGTGGCGTACACGTCTATTGGAGTTTGTCGCAATGCTACTCTAGGGAGGAATGGCTACCCGTTGCCGAAAGATTAAAATCGGCATGCGTACAGTTTGGGCTAGAAGCAGACCCGGTTGTTACTGCTGACGCCGCCCGAATACTACGCATACCTAATACGCATAATTTTAAATCAGACCCCGCTTCTGATGTGCGCATACTTACGTTTACCGAAGACCACGTTGATATAAACGTGTTTGTTGAAAATCTGCCAGAGGCATTGACACCAGTTCCTGCTGTTCGCGAATACAGTGAACTAGACAAAAAAGATATGCAGAACGCTATGGGGCAAACCCATAAAAAGACGTTCATAAAACTATTGAAGGCATCACTTAGCGGCGGCGGTTGTAAGCAAGTACGTGATGCAATGCTGGAACCTAATTCAGTTGGGTATCAGTTATGGCTTGACTTATTGTCTATAGCTAAACATTGTGACGATAAAGACAGCGCGATACATGCCATATCATGTGGCTATGAAGGTTACAGCGAACAAGAAACAGAAAAGACAGCCGCGTCTATAAACTCCCCTCACTACTGCACTACGTTTGAAACAAACAATCCTAAAGGTTGTGAAGGATGTCCACATAAGAAAAACGCTAAGATGAAATCGCCTATCTCGCTGTGTATGGAGTTACGGGAAGCCGAATCTAATTCGGTAGAGGTGCCCATAGAAGTTATACAGCCTATGGCTGAAGGCGAAGAAGACATAGTAGAACCTGTAAGAACACAACGCATAGACATTCCTGAATACCCAGAGCCGTATTTCAGATTAGCAACGGGTGGTGTTGGCAGGTATACAAGAGATAAGGATGGCAATACCGACACAGAAACTATTTACCAACAAGACTTGTATTTAACTAAACGTATGCACGAGCCGGGGCCAGAGGGTGGGCCGTGTTATGAGGTTGTACACCATACTACGCGAGATGGTATACATAGATTCGTACTTAAAGCTACTCAACTAGCTGTACTGGAGCAGTTTCGTAAAGAAATAGCCTTAAATGACATAACATTTATACCTAAAAACATATCGGATTTACAAAATTACATGATTAAGTGGGTTGAAAAACTTAAAGCTACACAAGACGTTATACACGTACGTACGCAATTTGGGTGGACACCAGACCACAAGTCTTTTGTCATAGGAGATAGAGAAGTATTTGCTGACCGTGTAGAAAAGAATCCTGCGGGTAGTAGAACTGCTCAGTATTTTCCCCATTTTGGTAGCAAAGGCACGTTGGATGGCTGGAAAGAAACCGTCAAGTTTTACAACAAACCCGGTTTTGAAGAGCATCAGTACATGTTTGGTTTGAGTTTTGGTTCGCCCTTGATGGCGATGATACCGAACATATCAGGCTGTATATTCCACGTTATGAGTAGTGAGACAGGTCACGGTAAAACCACAGGTATGTGGGGTGGCGCGTCAGTGTGGGGCGACCATAAGTTGCTAGTGTTGCAAGGTAATGATACCGCTAACTCCGCATGGAACAGAGCCGAAGTCTACAAGAACATACCGTTATATGTAGACGAGTTATCTAATTACAACGCAAAGGAAGCTAGTGATTTTGCCTACGCCATATCTGCCGGACAACAACGAAACCGGCTTTCAAACAAGGGGGCAAACGTAGAGCGCTATCGCGGCGAGGAATGGGGGTTGAACTGCGGTACTTCAGGTAACGGTAGTTTGCTTGAGACGATAAGTAGTAAACGAGCCATGCCTAAAGGTGAAGCCGGACGCGTACTGGAAGCTACCGTACACCAGCGGTTGTTTGGTTCTGATGGGGCTATAATAGGTAATGCGTTGAACTCTGACTTGGCGGCAAACTACGGACATGCCGGTGTAGTGTACATACAGAAAATCATAAAGAAGTACGAAGCCACCGAGAAATTTGTAAACAGCATACGTAACAAGATTATCAAAGAAGCTAATCTGGAAGCCCAACATAGGCATTGGTCTGCACAAGCGGCTACGGTTTATACGGGTTTGTCTATAGCAAAAAGACTTGGGCTGATAGACTGGGATTTAGATAACCTGTATGGCTGGATAATAAACAAACTTATGATGTCCCGTCATAATTTGGAAGAAATGAAGTTAGACGTACACGAAGTAATAGCGCAATTCTATGCCGAACACGTCCGCAACATACTACGCGTGAAAAGCATGGGGGTGCTGGACGAGGATATGCAGAACATAGTAACGCCGGATGGTACGCCCATGTACAAGTGGGTTGGTAGGCATGAGTACGATGTATCTAAATTCTACGTTAGACCGGCTGCGTTGCGGGAGTGGTGCGTATCCAAGGGGCATCATTTTGACAGCGTGAAGGAACTAATAGAAAAACAACTGCATGGTAAGGAAACTAGACTTAGGTTGGGGCGCGGTACCAAGTTAGACCTACCCCTCCAACGCGTTATAGAAATGTCGTGGGCTAAAGATGACGCGGATAAACATAGCTGATATATCCCCAGACGGGGTGCGTATAGTTATAGATTGGAGTAAGTTTGTGCCCGGAACTTCTATTTTCATACCCACCATAAATACCGACAAAGCCATTGAACACGTAAGAAAAGCAGGCCGCCTCAATAAAAACGAGATAGAAAAACGCGTTTGTATAGAGAATGGTAAGTACGGGGTGCGAGTCTGGCGATTGCAGTGAGTTGTGTGGTGTTGGATGCTATTGGATGCTACTGGACTGTACTGGGTGAATTTTGATACTATACAGGCTCATCATTCTCCAAGAGAGAAACTTTTAGCCCCCTCCCTAGGGGGCTTTTTTTAGTCTTCAAATTCCCGGTTAGATTCTAAAACTTCTCGTATATATTGTTTTGTGGTGGGTAAACCGCCCGTTACAGTAGCGTTTAGTGTCCGGGCAGACCTTGACCGCAACGATTGCATTAGATCGTCTGGTGAAATAACGTTATCGGGATGGTCTATATTAAACTGCGTGATGTCGTTTATTACATCAGAAGCAGATTCTTTACGCTCTTTCTTAGTTATATTTGCAAATCTGTCTAGGAGTTTACTTCTACGATTGGCTATACCGCGTGTTACCCTTGTATTCCTAGATAGTTCGTCCCTTTTTACCCTGTTTATGGCTGGGGCAAAACCAAACGCTTGTGCTAATGCGTCTCCTAATCCAATTTCCCCCACAATTACATCACCACGGGATGTCTCGTACCCTTTTGTATAAAACTCATAGCCTCGCATTATATTGTTTATAGGTGTTGGCATAGCTTGCCTAAACGCTCGTTCATTGTTGTTTGGGTCGCCGTCCATTAACTCTGATACCGATTCAAAAGTGCGTTTACCTATACTCAAAGCAGGGCCACCGATGGCTTCCATCCAGTATTCATATTCGTTGTCTGGTACGTAATTACCTCTATCTCTAATCATTAAGTTGGTTAAGGCTATACGATCTGTCAGGTCAATTCCAAGATACTTAAAGATTGCCCCGTAGTACCAACCCAACCCTATTTGTTTAGCGACTATAGTATTAGCGTCGTCCTCGTCATCGCCTAAGAACATATTTGCAATCATTACAAACAAGCCGTAGAACGGTATACCTTTCACCCCAACAAGCGTAGCGCCTGTTCCGGTCAAGTACATAAACGTATTTCTAAGCACCCTTGCTTCTTCTGCTTCTTCTTTAGACATGGCCTTCCCAGTCATAGTCTTGAATACGGCGTCAACCATACGCAGATGTGTGTACAAGAATTGTGCCGGTACTTGTTTAAACTGCATCATAAGACTTCCAGCACCACCCAAGAAAGTTTGCCCAAATCTAGGCGCAGTCGTAAGGAGGGGGGAGGAGTTTACCCACAGAGTGACATCAGTAGCTTTCTTTGCAGCGGCATCACCGTATTTCTTAATATCAGCGTCAGTTAAATTCTCTACCTTCTTACCGGTTTGCTTTTCCATCTCCAGTATGTAGGTACTAAGTGCGCTTACTTGGCGTATAAATCGTTCGCTATGGTTAAACAAGAAGCCGCTAACGTACGATACTTTGTTCAAAAACGGTGACGCAGGGCTATCCAGTTGGGAAGTTTCGGCGGCTATGGTACGTGTATCCATGCCGAGTGTTTTTAATCTTTGTATGATAGGCGCAGCGTATTTCTGGAAAGCCGCCATTTCTTGGCCCAATTCATTAGTTACGCTAAAGCCGCCTAGTTCGCGTATGACGCTATCTTCTGACAGTGGGTTTCCGTTTTCATCTACATCCAAAACACCATCCCGCGCTACTTTACCGAATGTTTTTAGGTACAGGCCCATCGCTTCCATAGTAGCTGCGGTTGCCTTTAAAGGCCCATATTCGCCAGCCAGCCTAGACTGTAACACTATAGGCATTATGGATACGTTTACGGCTACAGAGCTTACGTTGGCTCCAAGTGTCATATTGAAAGTCAATGCGCGGGCAGTACGTGCCCAGCTTGGTAGGTAGGGGTTTTTAGCAAATTCTACATAGCTCGGTAATTTACCCGGCTGTGCGTCCGTGTCTGCCGTTGTACCCGCTATTACAGTAGCTAGTTCTTTTAGGAACGGTTGGTCTTGGGGGAGTGCGTCTCTAGCAATTCGTACTTCCTGCGCTGCTTCTGCTAAATCTACTTTGTGTTCTATGTTTGCATAACTTGTTATAAACCTAGGCATTGTTTGTTCAAACGCGTGTATAAAATCACCTTCAAAAAAGTGTATGCCTTCTCTAGCTTGTTTAGATTCAATAATTCCTTTTTCCGGTAGTGAACGTAATACCAAATCTTGTAGAAATTCAGTAACTTGGACTTTGCTTTTAGCTACTTGTTCTTTGGCGTCGCCTTCTAATTCAGGAATGCTTTTAAATACATTATTAATGCGTGTCTGTAGTTCAGTTATAAACTCTATCGACGGTATGTTTCCTTGGCTTATCCTGTTCCTAATATCTTCAGTTTTTCTACGGTTTATGGTACCTGCGATTATACCCGGCTGACCACTACCCCTTTCAACTGCGGGTTGTGCTTGTAGTCTTTTTATAGCAACTTCCCTATCTCCTGTTGTCTCATAAGACCCGGTACCATAAGTGACTTGCCCTTTACCATCTATGTACTCAAACTCCAACCAATACTCACCTTCACGATAAAGTTTAAAGTACGGGTCTATACGACCAAATTCCAAACGCTTGCGGAACAGTATTTCACGCACACCATTTTTTATTCTAACTTCCGATTCTTTATCGTTGGCTATCTTTATCTTCTCAATGTTTGCGTCTTCTGCGGCTCGTATTTTTTCGTCAAGTCTTGAATACTCGTCGCGTATTTTCTTTATTGCACCACGCTGACTGGGCGTAAGTTGCTTCATTTTCTCGCGTAGTTCTTTGTATTTTTCAACTCGCTCCGCAGATGTTTCTTGTCTGGTTATCTTACCGAAAGTCCTAGCTTGTTCTTTCTTCCGTATAGCTTCTTTTCGCTCATTACGTAGTTCGGTTTCTTTGGCATCAAGTTCTTTAACAGTGTCAAAATATTCTGTCTTCTGTTCAAATTTACCGTCGGCTATACGCACGCCGTATGTTAATGCGTTTTTAGAATACTTTTCTTCTGCTTCTGGTATAAACGCATCAATACCTTCCAGAGTCATGTTTCCTACTAACTCATTAGCAATAGCTATATTCTTACTATCTTCTCTAAATGGGCCAAGTTTAAATGCTTTCTTTGCGTCATTTACGATGCCCGTAAACCGTTTCATTTCTTCGTTGCGTATACCGTCTATCTGGTAGAATATTTCTTGTACGTTGTCTATTGAGTCGGCATATTCTTTCGGCCCTTTTTTAGCCAAATCAACTATGGCTTGTAGCCCCATACCGTTCAAGAAATTGACTGACTGCTTAGTTGTAAAATTATTTACGTTGGCAAGAAAGCCTGTTCTTGTTTCGTCTAAAGTTTTGTTAGACACGAACCGCCTACCACCAAGCATCAGATTGAGTGCTTGGTCTGTGTTACCTTCCGCTATAGCTTGGTTTATCTGAGTAGCGGTTCGTGTATCAATCTCTGTACCAAGTATCATGTCCACGTAAGCTGAAGCGGCATCAGCAACGGTTATAGGTTTGGTGCTAAGTCCTAGGAAACGAGCCACTGCGTTGACAAACTTACGCCATGCAGTTGTTTTCTCTCCAGTAATTTTATGCGCGGCTAGTAACGCTTGGAATTCGGGGTTTACGAACGCTTCAGTAACAAAGTCTGCTAGGGACTGAGTACCATAAGCAGTGGGTAACCTGTTAGCTACATTGTTGAACAGTTTTGTAAGCGCTTTTGTAACGGGATGGTTCTTATTTTTGATTATTTCATGCAGTACGGCGTGGGCTGATTCGTGTAATACGGCATGTACAGATGTGTCACTGTCTATATCAAAGCTGATAGTTTTAGTGTTCGGGTTATACGCAGCTACAGCAATGTCGCCTTTCTGATTTACGATACCGCCATCTACAAACTCAATAGTAATACCTAGGTCTTTTATAGCAGCGGCTAACTTATTTGCTGTGCGTTTTACATCTGGGTTAGGTGTAGAATTAGCTAACTGTCTAAGTGCGGAGTCAATTTTGTTATCAAATAGTGCGTTTTCAACTTCTGCCGAAACTGTACCCATACTAGCTGCAACGGCGTTCTTAGTAAGGAATTCATCAATGTCGGTAAACTCATTAACAACTTCTTCGGATAGAAAATCAGTGTAATCCGCGTCAGTAACACTCTCTATTTCTGTCTTACCATAGTCAGTTGCTTGTGTCTCTTCTTTGGTACGTGTCGTGTCTTTTTCGACACGTTGCTTTTCTTTTAATCGTTCTTGAGCAGTGTAGTCTTCCAGTAACTTAAACGTTTCTGGAGTTGTGTTATTTTTTACCCACTGTTTAGCTTTGTTTGCTCTACGTTGTTCATTTTTATAGTTAATAGATAAAGACTTGGCCTTCTCAGGGGCAACTAACTCAAAGGCGATAGACCGCAACGCTTGGTCAAAATCAGTTGTGTTCTGTACGTAGTGCGCCATCGCATACCCTACGCTAGTACCTTTTGGTGGGTCTTTTGGTATGGTTACGTTTTGTAAGACGTTTAAATCAGTTAAATTCTGTTGTGGCTGCCTACGCCTAGTTGCTTCGACCCCTTCTTTAGGTATACCGTTTTCTGGCTCTATTGCACTTATTTGCTCTTCAGGTACCTGTGTTTCTTCGACTTCCGGTAGGGGAGAAACAACTGCACCTTCGGGTATATCTAAACGACGTATGGCTTGTTCCGGGCGTTCGATAGTAGGTATTTCTAACTGAGCTTCTCCAGAAAGCGGTATTCTACCGGTGCGGTCAAGACGTTCTCGGTTAGTTAAGCCTGCCGGGGGTTCAGGTTCTACTGGCTCGACAGGGGCTGTCGGTTCTGTTCTTTCAGGTACAAATTGTTCTATTGCAGCGGCACCGGCGCGTTGTTCTGTTTCGGCGGCTGTGGCTGTAGCTTTCTGCTCCTGTTCTTTAGCGGTTATCGCTTCTTCTACGCCCAACGCACGGTCTATAAGCGCTAGTTCCGATTGTGTAGGGGTAGTATTTGTAAAACCCTGTCTACCAAGTTCCGCGCTAAAAGCACGGGCCATGTTTTCGGCATTGGTAATTTCGCCGCGCTCAATTATAGGTAGGAGGACTTCCCGGCGTTTTTGTTCGCTTTCCCGCTGACGGGTACTCTCAATACGTTCCTGTACCGCAGTTAGTTCGGCTTGCTGGATGGCTTCTGCTTGGCGTTGTTGTTCGTCTTCCCGCTGACGGGTAGTCTCTTCAGCGGCTTTTGCCTGCTCTTCTAGCGTAATTTGCTCTGGTGCAACAGTAGGTTCTGTTACCTCGGCAGGAGCTGCCCCTCGGAATATCTCACTACGCAACAAGGAATCTATACGGGATACTGTCTCTGGGTCTGACCCCCGTTCGTCTATCCTGTTGCGGTACAAGGCTAATATCCTCCACGCTTTTGCCTGTTCTTCAGGGTTTGCCAAATCCAACCCGTATAAACTTTCAGCAGTAGGTCTGTCTAAATCAATACCAAGCCCTTCAATATCATCAAGGGACAGTTCTGTGGGGGCTTCTTCCCGGCCAAATAAATCTCCAGCAGGGGGCGGGGTGGTGGCAGTGGGCGTCGGCTCTGGTGCGGCCTCTGGTGCGGCCTCTGGTGCGGCTTCGGGTGTGACACCCCGACTACGGAATCTCTGTACACCGGGCATAACTATTTCGGTTAGGGTAGCTAATAGACCACCTACACCACCGCCAAGTGCCGCAGATTCACCAGTATCGGTAAATACCCCGCGTTCTGGGTCGTATATGCCACGTTGTATAAGATTCTGTCCGACTTCACTGACAGCTTCCTGTACCGCTTCATCAAGTGCGGCGCGGCCTATACGTCCACCCTTACTGTCATAGACGCGTTTCAACCTAGACCGCAATGTGTTGTCTAGTGCTTCTACTACTTCATCTGTGTTTCTACCCAGTACGCGTCTTGCTCGTCTAATAACCCCTGCTGGCCCCACCATTTCTAGTGCGCCGGGGAGCATACCCAATCCAGCAGCTTTACTTATCTCTTCTTCGGTAGCGCCGGCAGCTTCAGCACGCTGGGCGGCTTCGCCAGCACCAGCACCTACACCCATAGCAGTACCGGAAATTAAAGCTAGTGGGGCCGATATAGGCGCAGTAGCGGCAGCAGCAAAGAAAGGTAAGGTGGAACCTACCCCACGCATCAGGTCTAAATACCAACCTTCATAGGCTTGGTCTGGGGCGAGTGCTTCCTGAACGCGTCCACCTACTTCGGCTATCTTTTTGCGGGCAGCTTGTTCTTGTTTTTCGGGGAGTAGGAAAGCGGCACCGGTAGCGGCAGATTCAAGAAGCCCAGTAGTACCAGCGGCTAGAGCTTTAGCGGTTTCCGGTATATAGCCAAATAAAGAAGTATCTTCTTCCGTAGGTGCTATTGGTGTAGGTGCGATACCCAACGGCTGTTGCCGTAATTCTCTGTACGCAGCAGATACTGTTGCAAACTCTTGCGAACCTTGTTTGTCTTTATTTGCAACAATCCATTCAGCATAACGTTCAAGGCGTTCTTCATTTGTCGCCATCGTTTATACCTACTCTTCTATCCCTAAAATTTCATCTGCCGCCGAAACCGCCGAAGAAGTACCAGAAGTAGCTGGCCTAGTAATTGGAGGGATTGTACCGCCAACATCTAAAAGTTGTGAAATAGAGTCTATTGTATTTGCAGCACCGGTTATTAGCGAATCATAAATTGTGTTTATATTCTGCATCATTTCGGGGTCCGCACCCAATAAAGCTGACTGTTCTGCTTTGCTCGTCACTATATTGTCGTAGAAGTCTGTAGCGTTCGTATATAGCGTTCGTAAGGTTGCTTGACGATCTCTGTCTATACCTGTCGCCACATCTATTTTCTTCAACTCATTCTGGAATTGAGCTTGTAAATACGAAAGTTTGTTTGATTGATTTGCTAAAGTTGCTTCTAACTCTCGGTTCTGCACGCCTTGAATCATATTGTTCACAGTTTGTATTGCAGTTATTTGGGCAGCATTAGCTTCACCCAGTGCGGTTAGACCAGCATCAAAGGCTTTTACAGACGCATCTCTGTCAAGATTGACTAATTCTTTAGACATATCAAAACTTTTTTGCGCAGTCGCAATGTTTTCTTGTCTAGCTTGCTCTCGTACCTGCTCCATACCCCGATAGGCTTGCGTACCGGAACGGGCGATATACGGACTGCTTGCAATTCCGCCCAGCAACGCAGCTAGTTCTTTCCTGCGTATGTCTTCCGGGCTACGTTTTAGACTTTCTAGTTCTGTTTGACGATCTCTGTACAACTGTTTTAACTCTTCTGGAACCGCATAGGCTGTTTTCGCCGCTGATTCTCTTGCCGAACGCTGGCTTTCAGCGTAATCGGGGTCTAAAATTGTCTCAGTACGCGTTTTAAGTAAGTCAGTTAGCTCGCTCATTTCGTTGCTAGTTGTTGGCCTTGATTCGGAATCAACCAAAAGCCCCATGTCCGCTAATATATCGTCTACAGAAGTTTGCCCCATTACTGTAGATGCGTCACCCTCACCCTCTTCGTAGCGATTTAATGTCTCGCGTGTCGGGACTTCCTGCTGACTGTAGTCATTGGGGTCTTTCATCATGCTAAGTATGCTTTCTAACTCTTCGTCGGGCATTTTAGGTGCTTGCGTAGCTGCTTGTTCGTCCCGTTCCATGAAAGCATTTATTTCGGGAACCGTTAAACCCATAGCTGCTAGTTCTTCACGTTTACGCCGTTCTTCTGCGTATCTTGCTCTTGAAGCTGCGTTTTCAGCTTCTCGCTGCGCCCTACGTTCAGCAGGTGATATAGCAGTAGGGGGGCTAACAGCAGGTCTATCTGCCATCATTTCTTCTGCAAGTTGCAGTTCTTCGGTATTTAATAAACCGCCGGGGGCGTAGCCGACAATGCCGCCACCGTACATACCTTTGAGCATATCTTTTGTTGGGCCTACAAAAGCATCATCTTCTTTGTCTTCAGGCTTATACCCACCGTCACGTAGATAATTTATTAGCTTTGCAGTAAATCCACCAATAGGCATTTGTTGTATAGTGTTGTTTAGGTGTAGCCGTTCAGCACCCCCTGCCCTAATGACATCCATAGTCTTGTATACATCAGCACGTAGATTACCTGTGGGGTCATTAGCCATACGAGCGCTAAGCTCCATCCGCCTAGTATCTAGCTGCTTCAGTTCTTCTTCGGTTTTGTCCGGTTTCCTCATCTGTCTTTCTATAGCGAGCATATCGTAGGCTATAGATTCTGCATCAGACCTTGGCATACCACCTTCTTGGAAAGCAACGATGCCGCCGTCCGCCATGCGAGCCATATTCGGTGCGGATTGTGAGGGTATACCAGCCATCTGCCTAGCTTGAGCCTGCTGCATACGCTGCCCCTGCATCTGAATACCCGGCATCATGGAAGCTATACCTTCTCTGTTACCCGCTATTGCTTGTTGCTTTAACTGATTCTTTACCGTGGCGGGATTAGTTTGCATACTGGCTTGTATGGCGTTTTTATTAGCTTCTATTTGGTTATTCGTTTTCTGTAAGGCAATAAGGGTTAAAGTATCCGGGTCCATAGCATACTTTTGCTGTAAACGATCCGGGCCTAAAGCCATAAGAGCTTGTATTTGTCTGTCTATTCCCATAGCCATCGCGTAATACCTTTAAGAGGGGAAATATTTTTCAAGTAAATCATATATACCCAAACCAAATTGCCCCGCACCGGCAATGTTTTGCAGCGTGCTAGGTTGCGCATATTGGTAGGACTGTGTGGAAATCGGAAGTCCTTGTAGCAACGACTGCATATACTGAACTTGCTTATATGGGTAGTCACGTTCTTCTTCAAACTGCGCAATGTCAGCCAGTACACCTTCTTGTTCGATAGCACGTTGCTGTTGGCCTGCGGCAAGTTGTTGCTGAAGCCCCTGTAACCCGTACTGCCTTTCTTGACCGAACAAATCTGCGGCCTTGTCGTAGGCTTGCTGCATTCCGGTACCGTATATGTTGGCAAGGTTCCTTTGCAGCGCCCCGGACAACTCGGCTTCGGCTACAGCCTGACGGCCCCCACCATACGCACCGGCTCTACCGTACTGGCTTTGAAGTCTTTGCTGTTCTATCTGTGATTGACGGCGTGCTTCTTCCATTTGCGGTTGAAGCGCCATATCCATATATGGGTTCATGTACTGCTGGGCTACACCCGGAGCAGTAAAAGACCCTGTGGTCGTCGCAGTAGGCACAGCAAGATTAGCCAAACCTTGAAATGCTTGTCCTTGCAGTTCAGATTGACCCGCAGTTAGTGGGCCTTGGTACGGGGTATAGCCCATACCAGCAAGAGCAGCGCCTTTGCCAAGCATTTGAGTGACATACGGGCCAGCCCAAGGAGAAAGGGAAGAAGACTGCCCTAAACGCGTTGCATCGGGAGTAGCTAGGGCTGTTAAAGGATTATCGTCGTCACCCATCTTTCTGTCCTCAAACTAAATAATCTTGGGGGTTTATTTGTTTCCCCTGTCTGGTTGTTCCTGTACGCGCTTTGCGCACCCTGTCCATCATGGAGTACAGGTTTTTTGCACCTGCATCTGAGTTGCCGTTACCAAGGTGGCTTACCACATCAGCCGGTATTACAAACTCACCATCACTAAGCCGAGCCGGTTCTCTACCATCAATAGTTGCTGGCACATTGTCAGCCATGCCATCAGTAGTGCCGCCCAAATAGTAACCTCTATTCAGCGATGCAAGTCCACCTCGGGCAAAACCGGGAGGGTTACCTCTGTAGTATATACCGTCAGTGCCTCGCCAAGCGCCGTCTTTATTGATTAAAGGTTTAGCAGTAAAGGGGTTAATGAAGGGTTTTACGTCGGCCCCTGCCTCTGGGTATTTTGCATTGAATGCATCAGTTGCTGCTTTTTCCGCTCTTGATTCATCGGCTATTCTTTTGTTCTCAATGTTTTCGCGGGCTGTAACTAAATCGCTCGGGGTTATACCCAAATACTTAGCTGCTGTTGTGTCAGAAATACCAAACCGATCAAAGATTTCTATCTGTTCAGGCAGCGTATTTACCCCTGCCAGTATTTGGTTTAGTGTGTTATACGCTGGCTCGTACATATCAGTGTCGCTTCCGGGTATTACCCCGCCACTAATCGTTTGCGGGGGTTCAAAACCTTGTCTGTACGGGGTTAATGTAAGAGCAGGCAACCCTTCCGCACGGGGTACAATTTTATTGCCAGTTGCGGGATCAAAATATGGTTCAGTCGGGTCAGTAGTACCGTCACCAGTAGCACCCACAGCGCGGTTTTTAAAGTAATTGGGTAGCTCATCTACGCTTACGCCAGTAAGTAAAGACAATAAGCCTAAACCTTGCCGTTGCTGTTCTTGTTGCCTAGCAAGTGCGTCAGCGTTTAATTGGGCAAGATAATCTCCACCCATAACAGTCTGGATACCTTCGGCGTCTTTTTTCGGGATGTAATCCACGTTAGTAAAATAACTACGCCCAAATTGCCCGGGGCGACGCGCTCCTTCTAATTCCGTATAAACCGGGGGAGTATCCGGGGCATTTGAACCGTAAGGATTATAAGTGGTGGGGTCACGTTGCCCTCCATAAGCGGGATTAAACCGTTTCAGGTAAGGGGTGCGTTTTGCCTTGTATTCCGGGATACCACCGGTGTAACCCTGCGAGCCTTGAGATTGCCCGTCACCTTGACCGCCAAAATAGCCAAGCAAACTGCCACCAATAGCAGTTACAGCTTTACCAGTATCAGTTTTTAGCCAATCTGTTATCCCACTCATCTTATCTTCTCCGCAACAAACGCAAAATCTCGTTTGTCAAGTCGTAATCGTAATTATTCTGTATCATACCACCGCTACGTGCGTATACATAGGGGCCGCGTTTGTTCTTCTTGGCTTCTTTTTCTTCTTCTTCTTCAGTCCTACCCATAGCCGGGTTAAATATACTGCTCCCCGCAATATCGTACAGGTAATCTATATCTACAGTCGGCCCCGGCCCACCTTGGTGGGTTTCTATACCTTGTCCATA